CGAGAAGCGCGTCCTGGATGGGTCCGTCGATCTCGATGCACGGCCCGTGGAGCTCCATGGCCCGCCCGACCATCTTCCCGTTCCTGTACCCGGCGATGTAGAAGAGCGCGATCACGCCGGTCGTGACAGCGATGCCGATCTCCAGCGGGTGGTCCTTGACGAACTTCTCGATCTTCTTCTTGTACTTGTTCTTGAGCTCGACGGTCTTCGGGTCCTGCAGCATGGGTTTGTTCCTCTCGTTCAGTGCGAAAATGAAAACCCAAACCCCGTGTTAGGGGGCGTGGGCTTTAGAACCGGTTGATCAGGTGTGGTCAGTCTTCGGTGGTCTCGGTCTCCTCGTCGGAGTCGTCGCTGGACGTGGACCGGCCGATGGCGATGCCGATGGCGAGGGCGGTCGCGCCCACCACGCCGGAGATGACGGCAGCACGCTTGAGGAACGACTTCTTGGTGATGAAGTTCGTCTCAAGGTCCTGCATCAGCTTGGCGATGGCGGAGTTGACAGCGTTCTCGGTCTCGGTGGCCTCGGCGGTCTCGTCAGCGTTGACGGCGGCGGGGGTCTCGATGGACTTGGAGGACATGATTGTTTCCAATCTGTAGGGGTCTCATTATAGACCGTGTTATTTCTGCGACCCCAGCGAAAACATAAAGCCCTTGTGGGGCTTTAGAGGTTCGGATGACTACTTGTCGTCCTTGTCGGAGTTCTTGCTCAGATTAATCACGACTTCGCTGATCGTGTTCAGGATCGTGAGCCCTCCGAGTACACAGCCGATTGTGATGCCGGTGTACTTCACGACATCCTTGATGAGATCAGCGATCTCGTCAGGTTTGACGTTCGGTACCTCCTCTTTCACAGGGGCGGTTTCTTCAGTGGGGTCTTCGATCCGTGCTACACGAACGCGCATTTCACGATTCTCAATGAGTCGGTTGAACATGACACGGCCTTTCGTAGGGGTCTCATTATAGGCCGTGTTATGCCTGCGAAGGCAAAATTCATAACCCATGTAAAACGCAAAGGGCGTGTAGATATGGTGGTCTACACGCCCTCGGCGTTAGGGTTTCCTGCGATGGAGCGCGGGAACTTACCGGGGCTTCATGACGAAGCCGACGGCCTTGGAGGTGACCACGTGGGCACGCTCGTAGTTGAGGATGAGGAGGATGCCGGCGAGGTTGCCGATCACGGTGTACAGAGTGTCCTTGCTCACCTTGTCAGAAGCGGAGTGCTTCTTGAGGTCGTAGAGCTTGGCGATCTGGTCCACCTTGCGGTCGTACTCGTCGGTACCCAGCGGTTCATCGATCAACTGCTTGAGCGCCGCACGGATCACGTCTTCCAGGACGTCGGTCTTGGTCGAGAGCGTGGGCAGGTTCATTGCAGTCCTTTCGGTAGGGGTCTCATTACAGGCTAAGTTATTCCTGCGACCCCTGGGACTACTCGCCTTGGTACGGAGCAGGGGCCGTGTGGGTGACCTTGAAGGTCGCCTCCTGCATCTTGTCGAGCCCCGGGGCGTCGTGGTTGAGCGCCAGCGTGTAGTTGATGGTGTCGGGCGTCTCGGTGCGGATGAGGTTGCCGGCGTACTTGGCGTCGCTGCTGTTGTAGGACAAAGACGAGACTCCCATGAGAGCGCCGACAGCCGTGTTGACCGCAGCGATGGTCGCCATCACCTGGGCGGTGTCCGGGAAGTGCCAGACCTGGGCCAGAGTGAAGTAGAGCGCGCTGAGGGCCGGCAGAATGATGGCGGCGCCGTGCTTGAGAGTTGTGTAGGTCTTGTCACTCAGCAGGGGCTTCTTCGCGGCGTGTGCCGGCAGAGACGACTCGGACATTGTTGATGAACCTCTCTTGATCCGGCAATATGCCGGCGTACTTGCTGTTGTGAGAGAACGGAAGTCTGGCGACCTGCTGCATGATGAGTTCCGCAGTGCCGTTTCCGCCGAGCGCCTTGTAGGGCTCGTAGTAGTACTTCAGGAGTTCCTCGTAGTCGTCCTTGGTGACCCACCCACGGTCAAGATATGCGAGACCGTAACTCGTGATCTTGTCGTAGGCGATCCCCATGAGCAGACGGTCCGTTGCCGACTTCGAATTGTTTCGACTGCTGATGTAGGCCCAGAAGCCTGACGAAGCAACAACGGACGCGATCGAGGTCAGGGCAAGCTGAGCCCATACATCCACTTAGTTCCTCCCCTATTCCCCAGATGAGAGACCGATAGCTTGCTATTAAATTGTTCTTGTCCAGGTTCCTGCCGATTTAGTCCAAGCTTCGGCCATCTTCCAAACCCCACCCACGTTCACGTACGGAACAGCGAGTTTCCAAACGCCGTTCACGTTTACGCGGACACCCGCGATCGTTCTGACGCTGGTTGCCTTGGACCAAGCACTCCAGCCTGTGGAGTTCTGAGCTCGGACGAAGAAGTAATACACGGTCCCTGGCGTGAGACCCGTAACAACCTGAGGAGGTGAAGCTGAAACGGTGGTGGTAGGAGCTGAGGAGCTAGTGCCGTAGCCGATCTGATGAGCGGTGATCGCGCTACCGCCGTTGCTGTTGTCTGTCCAGTTGACGTCGACAGTCGTAGCCGTGACGCTGGATAGCAGCGGCGCACTTGGCGCGGTAGGAACCGAGAGAGTTTTCGCACTCGCCCTACCGGACCAGGGACTCCACCCCACGGAGTTATGTGTCCTGGCCCAGAAGTAGTACGTAGTGCCCGGCGACAGACCTGTGATGGTGGTCGAGCCGTCAGAGCTGACGGTTGTTGACGACGAAGCATCCGAATTGTTGTCGTATCTGATCTGTCGCGAGTCGATAGCGTCGCCGCCATTCGACCCATCTCTGAACGACACAGCAACCGAAGTGTCCTTGATACCGGACACAGTCGGTGTGCTCGGTGCGGACGGAACCGTGTCTCGGTCAATTGCATGACTGATCGATGCCGGTCCGCCGATGCCCGAGATGTTGGTCGACGTTTCGAGAGTGAACGTGACCGTCTGCGACGTGGTGATGTTGGCGTAGCCGACCTTGTACCAGTCCGCCCCTGTGGGGTAGTTGATGGACTTGTTGGTCGTATTGCCGTTGGCATGCCAACTGAACTGCAGGCCGTTGTACCAGTCGCTCGAATATCCGGCTTGGAACCAGAATTCGACCGTGTCGCCGGTGTCACGAATCCGGATGGTACCGCCGGATCCTGTGTCCTTATCCCAGTCGGTCACGATCCCACCTAACTGATGATCTTGAAGTAGATGTCTCCGTCTACTCCACCAGTCGGGTCAGCCGTGCCGGAGGATATGCCGGACGCGGTGCGGTAGCCACCGTTTCCGACCGGGATCGTCCCTTTGACGCCAGCGATATAGTCGCGAGTACGGTTGATCTCTCGACCGCCCCAGCGAACACGTCCTTCCTCGCCAGTGTCGGGGACAACGTCGTAGCCGGCAGCCGCTGCTGCGTCGCCAACTGCCATGTCAAACCTCCTTCACAAATATCACGGCTGGTTACCCCAGACCGACGTGGTGTCGGCGTCGAAGTCGAACCAAGCCTTGTCGCTCGTCCAGGACAGCCAGGATCCTGTGTTGATGAATGTGTTGAGAGCGAGGGTCGGGTACTGACGCTCACCGTTTTGATCCTCGACGAAGATCTGCTCTGTGACCCTCATATTGTTGGTCACGCCGTCGACGTTGCGAGTCTCGACCACGTCGCCGAGGTTGTAGTCCCGGCCGTAGACGTACTGGCTGCTCTGGCTGATCTCCCCGTCGAAGGCCTGCAAGACTCTGGCGTTCGCCAAAGCCTCATAACCCCTCTGGGACAGAGCAGCGTCGAGGCCAGTGGTGCTCGTGATGTCGCTGGCGTTGACCACCATGACGCGTCGCTCAAGACCTTCGACCGCTGGGTCGACCCCGGCTGCATAGACCTCTTTGAACCCCACCGGCGAATATACGTACGCGACGTTCTTCGACGAGTCGATGGAAGTGAGTTCCTTGGTGTTCTGCAGGTTGTCCAGGTTCGGAGCGAACACGACGGGCGGCAGAGTCGTCTGTGCGGTGGTTCTGTCGCTACCGGCGTAAATATCGAAGTAGAGCATGGTCAGGTCGTTCTGACGAAGCATCCTCAACCCGAGG